TACACGTAAGGAGTCGTCGGCAGCGTCAGATGTGTATAAGAGACAGCTACTGACCCCTATTTAACGTTTCCCAACGCATTTTTAACACTTGCAAACATTTTGTGGCACGGTTTTTGTAGGGTCGCCACTTTACCAAAATTTAACATTTCGCACCCCACTTTGGCACGGTTTTTGTTATGGCTCACATTTAACATCTTTTGCACAAGTTTGGCACGGTTTTTGTTATGCGTGTGCGCCCGTGAAATTGTTTCACGTGGAACACTGCCACACCGATGCACAAAATAAAATGTTTCACGTGGAACACAACACCAAGAGTTAAGAAAAGTTAAAACGAAAATAATTTGTGCGATTATGCTTGTATGTTAGAAAAAAGTTGTATCTTTGCAGCAAGTTAAACAATTAAATACATTGAGTTATGAATAACGTAAAATCATTAAGCGAACACATCGCAAAGGCTGTTAGCGAAACAACAAAGCACGTAGAATTTTTGGCGGCTGCTTATCCCGAAATCCGTACCAACTTGCAAACTATTGCAGAAACTTTGCAGGAAGTACATCATTCGTTAGGTACGGTTTGCGAATTGTCCGAAATGCAAGAAAACGTACACAAACAAATCGTGTCAAAATTTAAGGTTGAAAAGGCTTGCAAAAATCAACCATACGACTTTATCGCAACTGAAAAACTTATCGGGCCTTTCAAAATCTTTTGTTCGTGTTATCCCGTAAGCACATACAACGAAAAAACGGGTGTTGAAACATTGCAGGACAAATAACAATCAGCAAGCGAAAAGAAAGGCGGTAACAATCAAGTTGCCGCCTTTCTTTTTGTCCTGCCTTTCAGTTACTCAATATAAACGCCGTCAGACAAAGCCGTGTATATCATTTCCTGCTCTTCTGTCAGCATTTCGGAGGTGTGGATAGGTGAAACATCATCGAAGATATTAAACCCTCTGAAATCGCCTATTTCGCCCGTTTGTCGGTCGTTATTGCGCCCGTTGCTTGCGCTCTCGTACCACTTGCAATAAATGTAGGGTTCTAAACCGTAGTATAACATTTCGTTCCAATCATCGCCGCCCACGGTTTTAACTTGGGTGCTTGGTGAAAGGTATATTATTTCGCTGCTTGGTTCGGTTTCCTCAACTTGAAATACAACGCCGTTGCAGGACAAAAGCGCAACCCCGTTGCCCGTTACCACGTTTATAACGTACTGCAAAGCTATCGTTTTCCCTGCATAATCGTTATTGAGGTTTACAAAGCCTGCAAACGGCAAAAAGATTTGTATTTCACTTTCGTAGTCGGTGTTATCCTCATTGTGCGCTGGTACTACCGCCGTGCCAAAGTCAAGCGTTATTTTGTCTTGCGCTGGTTGCTGGCACGAAACGCCCGTATTAAAGTTACCGCATCGTATTACATCAGTGCTAAACGGCGTTATATCCGTGTAAATTCTTTTGATACGGTTAACATACTCGCCCAAATCCACATTTTCGCCGCCGTCCGTGAAATAACGCTTTGCGGCAAATTCTTTCAGATTATCAAGCGTTACAAGATACACGTTAATAGAGCCGTATTGTTTGCCCACTACCTCAACGGGAAAACACTCGCCCACTATATTAACCCGACTATAATTGCCGCTATTTTCAAGTTGGTACGAAATTGTAGCCTTTTTCTTGTCGTCCGAAATCGTAAACGGTGTTTTAATTTCCCGTCCGCCTATCCTTGTCTTTACGCTTAAATAGGTGGTTTCGTCCGTGTGAAATTCGGTGTTTGGGTTCGCATCAAGTTCCACCGTTATAAGGCTGTCAAAGTCCACATAATCGGGCAACGGTTCTTTGCTCGTGCAATTTGTTAGCGACTTTGTAAGCGGCAAAGTCCGTATATATGTACCCGTAACCGTAACCGAATAATCACCGCCCAAATCAGTAATAACGGCGGTTGCAGTTACTTGTCTTGACGTGCTTTCTACCTGCATATTTTGCGTTATCGGCTCGCCGCCCGTGTTGGTGTAATGCACTTGCGGTTTATCAAGTCTTGCGCTAATATAAGACGGGGTTTTTACGGTTATGGTGAGCGTTTCTCCGTCCCACTCGTGGCTTTCCTCTGTCCCGTCTATGTTGTTAGTAACCGTTGGCGTAACGGGTGTGTTAACATCGTGTGCGTTAGGTATATTTACAATTACTGCCATACTCTTTAATTTTTGGTTTCAGTTCCTTTCAAAGTTACCATAATAATGCCGCCCGTTTCATTGAGTAACCCCGTATTTGCAAACGGCACTTTCTCGAAATTCGGGGTGCGCTTGTAAATCGTTTCACGGTTTGAAATATACGGGTCGGGGTTGTCGCTTTCAGATACACGCCCCGTTGCCGCCAAAATTTCGGTTTCGTAGGTTTTAAGCACATCAACACGCAACGAAAGTTCGTAGGCGTTGTTTCCCTCAAAACTTACCCTATCCACGAAATAATACCGCCCCAAATCGGGTATGTAACAATAATTGAAAGTCGGTCGGGGCTGCTTTCGTAGTGTTACGGTCGGGCGCAACACATCGAAAGTTTGCCGCAAATCGCCCTCAATCGCCGTAAAGTCGCCCAGCTGCTTGTTTACCGTGTTCGGGTGTCCGTTGTATGAATAAAAGTTTATCGTTGTCATATCTGCAAAGAAAAAAGGCGGTGCGGTGCGCTTTCACCTGCACCCACACCGCCAAAAGTTAAACAATCTAATACCTATTGAGTTACTCAATAAAGAATACTACAAAGTTTTCGTTTGTATCGTTGAAATATCCAGCGTCAAACTTGTAATAGTTGTTGAAAAACTCGGCTTTTGCGTTGTAGTTGGTTGTCACTCGTCTGTCAAGATTGCAAACGCCCAACGCATCACGGTCGAACATTACGCCCAACACGCCCGAAATTTCAACGGCTTTGCCGCCGCTTTCCTTGATGTTAATGTTACCCGTGCTGGCGAAATCGTAGTTCTTTCCGCTGCCCTGCCAAAAAGGTACAGTTTCGGCTTGCGGCAAAAGCACATCGCCACGGTTGAACGTGTCTGAATAAAGATAGGTTTGCGCTGCCTTTGCAAAGTCGGACAAAAGTACAACGTGCAACATATCTTTCGGGGTAAACCGTTCCTTGCCGCCAACATTGAACACGGTGGAAATGCTTTGCAGGCGGTCGGCATACGTACCCATTACGTAAGACGCAAAGCGTATGAAATCGGGGTCGGTTATCGCCTTTGCCGCTGTCAGTGCGTCAGGGTTCGGGGTCGGCTCGCCCTCGCCCGTTGCAGGTGTTGCAGGGAAATACTTGTCATTGTACAACTTCAAAAGGTTTACACATCTTGCCGTGCTTGCTTTGGAAAGGTCGGCGCCGGTCAGATTTCCTGCCGCCGTACCGCCGAACGCAACCGCATCAGCCAAAACGGTTTCCGCAATCATGTTGTTGATAGTACGCATAATCAAAGCGTCTGCCTTGATAGTCATACTCTTTTCAACTGCTGCGTAAATCATTGAAATAAAGCCGTTAAGTTGTGCGGCGTTGCTGAAACTTTCCTTAACCTGCCTTTCGGTGATTGATACGGGCACTTCAAACGTAACCTTTGAGTTGAAAAACTTTGCGGTTACGGTCGGTTTGTGGAAAACGTCCTGCGAATAGGTTTGACCGTCTTCCAAATCCCACGTGTCGTTTTCCTCTGCTTCGGGAACATCGGCACTTATTTTCTCCAATACGCTGCCAAACTCCCACGCATCCATAAGCACGGACGGCACTTTGCCCGCATAAGGTCGGTTTACGAAAATCACCTTACCGATATGGTTTACAAGTGATTTAACGTAATTGTCAACTGCATTTTGGTTAAACACTTCCGTGCCTAAATCCACAATGCCCGTTAAATCTTCCTGCACAATGTCGGTTTTGCCCAGCACTTCACTTGAAACGCTGTTAATAATCTGGTAAATCTGTTTTACGTTCATATTGCTAAAAATTAAAATTAGTTATTCGTAAATACTCGTTGTTATCTCGCTTACAAGTGCAAAGATAATGTTTTTTCTCCAATTATCACGCCTTAACTGCAATTCTTTTGCAATTTCGGTCGAAATTGATTTGCTTGCGCCCGTTCCTTTGCTGGTTTCGGTCGTTTTGCGGCTCTCTGTGCGGTTTCTCTCATCGTTTGCGGTCTTTCGGTCGCTGTCTGAAAAATCGGTATCGTTGAACGCCTTGTTTGCGCCCGTTTCGGTGTTGTCGGTGCTTTCCTGCAAAGTTACGGTTTCCGTCCGTTCAACTTGCCCCGTTACGGGTGTCAGTACATCGTAATCGGCTAACATCGCCGCCGCTTCCCGTTCCCAACCTTGCACGTTTACCGCAATCACCGCCGAAACAACATCACTTGCGTTGTCGCTGGTTATGCTGCTTACAACGGTCTTGCCGCCGTACATCAGTAAGGCGTAAGCGTCTAACTTGGTCGGGTCGGTATCGCCGAAAATAGCGGCGTACTCTGTCGGGTATTCGGTCTTGAAAACCGTTGCGAATATCCCGTTACCCTTTGTAAATAGTTCGCTGTATTTCATTGCTTATCGTCTTTGTTTTCTTCTGTTTCTTCTGTTTCCTCTGTTTCCTCTGTTTCGGTATCGTTACCGTCCGTTTCCGTTTCCGTTTCTTTCGTTTCTTCTGTTTCCTCTGTTTCCGTGTCGTTTCCGTCTGTTTCCGTGTCGTTTCCGTCTTGCTGGTCGGGTTCTTCGGTCGTTTCTGAGGACGCTGACAAATCAGCCGCCAAAGCGTTGTAATTTTCCCTTTCAAGTCCCCAGCTGCTTGCAAGACGTACCGTAATATCCGTGCCAAACATCGCATTAATTTTAGTAACTGCATTTTGTCTTTCTTTTAGCATATTATCCACATACGGCAAAAGTACGTCCACATTCATTGATACCTCGCCCAAATTGAGCCGTTCACGCTTCATATTATAATTTGCGTTCAACCCCAATTCGTTGTACATACTCGCTTTGTAGTATTGTATCAACTCAATAAGTTGCGTAATGTACACGCTGTTTGTGGTCGGGGCTGTCTGCATATTTACGCCCTTGAAAAATGCGTTTTCCCCGATAATTGAAAACTCGCCGTTTTCTATCTTGCGCAAAAACTCATCGGCACTCTGTTTTGTCTTGTCATCGCTGGCACTTATAAGCATCGTGATACGGGTCAAAATGCTTGCCGTGTTCAACGAAATAAGCCCGTCAGTATGCAGGACTGCATAACGCCCTATCAGCGGCAAAAGGCTTTCGCCGTTGCTGGCATTCTCAATCAAAACCCCGTCTTTCTGTATATCGTAGGTTTTGTTTAACTTTAATGCAGGGTTCGCCACGGTGTAAAGCGTTGCCCGTCCGTAAACATCGGGTTCGCCGCCTTTGCCGCCCGATAACGCATACAAAACCCCGTCCACGCTGGTAACAAAGGCGTTGCCCGTGGTCTGCAAAAGCCGTTCCAATTCCTTTTGCGGTATGCTGTCGGGCAAACCCTCATACGCAAACATACTTTGAGTTTTCGCCAACGTGTTCGCAATAAATTCAGTTACGGCGGTGTCTTTGTCCCTTATTTGTTGCTGGTACAACTTGTAAATGTTATCTTTCTTTCTCATCTGTCAAAACTTTAATTAGGGTTGTAAGTTCGGCTAACACTTTCGTGTTTTCCGCTATCGTGTCTTTTAGGTGTTCCGTTTCGTCTTGGTGCACCTGCCTTTGTTTCACCATATACCAAAACAATGCGCCACACATCACAATCGGAAAACCCAAACTTGAAATGATTTGAATAATAGTATTTGCGTCCATATCGTTATTATTTAGTTACTACTTGCAAAGATAGGCATTTATTTCGTAAAACGGTCGGTTTGGCCCGTAATTATCATTTCAACGAAACTATATTTGTCTTTGCGCTCGTAATTAAATAGTTTCTCACTATTTCGCCTATTTCGTTATCTTGGTAGAAAACTTTGTCTATTGCGAAAAACCGTGCGACTTGTTGTTCCACGTAACTTGCCGTACTCAACAACTTGCGTTTGTAGTTCGGTTTTCCGTTCATTTCAAGCGAATAAATCAAAGCGTTTTCCGCATCTTTTATCGGGGTTGTTTTGGCGTGTATGTACGTAAAACATTCGTTGCCTACTTGGATAATGTTACCCTGCAAAACAACATCGTTAAACTTGATATAGTACACAAACAACACGTCTTGCGGCTTGTACTTGCACGGCAAATGCGGATATACTGCCAACTCCCATTTACCGCCCGTAATCATCTGCAAATTTTGATTGTCGAAACAAAAATACTTGTTGCTGGCTTTGTGTTGTACTATCGTACTGCAATACTCAACCGCCACTATTGCGCCGTGTTCGCCAAAGCGGTATATATCTATCGTTCCCTGCTCCATAAACTGCACTTGCTTCAAACCCATTTCGGTAAAGTACGGGCAAAACTTGTTTACGGTGTTGCCCAACATAAACACTTTTACATCGTTCCTTTGGCGTATTATCGTGCTTAACAAGTTCATAAACAACATAAATTCATCGGGCAAATAATACCGCCGTGTCAAAAACTCGTCAAACACAATCGTTGTGACATTCGGGTAACTGCTGCTTTTTTCGTGTTCCTGCTCTGAAAGGCAAAACCCGTAACAAAACGGGGTCGGGTCGGGTGTCCGCTTGTTTTTCTCTGCATCGTAGTACGACAAAAACCATTTGTTCGACATATAGAACACTTCGTTAAATTTGCCCTCTGTCAGTTCCTCAATAAGCCCGTTTGCCACGTGATTTGCAAACAAACTTTCGGCACGTTTGCCCCGTAAATCCTCACGCCAACGGCGTATATATGCCATTTGCTTGCCCGTCTTGATATAGTTTTCCAAACCATATTTTAAGGCTGCATAAGTCTTGCCGTTTGACCTTTCGCCAAATATCACGTTATAATCGGCGTTCTTGCTTAAAATCGCTTTCAAGTCGTAAAATTTCGGCTTGTCTGTCTTTGTCTTTCTTGTTGTCATAACTCTTTTATTTTAGTCCTTAAATTTAATACCTCGCAAATAGTTTATATACATAACCGAAAGGGAAAGGCTGTATCCGGTCGGCTCTAAATGTACGCCCGTGCGTTCGTTGTAATGCGCCGTGCTGCCTTTGTAGTCGGTTATCTCGCCTTGTATCTCGTAGTCTATGTACGTGTGTATGTTCTTGCCCGTTGCTTGCGGTGGTATATCCAAATAGTTGGTAAACGCATCAAATATCCCGTTTGCGCCGTACTTTTCAATAAGATACGGTATCGCCGCCTTTTTGTTTACGCCCGAAACGGTTAAACTGAAATCGTATGCCCGTCCGCCTGCTTTTAGTGCGTTCGGTTCTTGCACCATATAGCGTTTTGCGCCCAAAGTCTTAAACCGTGTATATGTGCCTTCAAAATCCCAAACGCCCAAAGTCTTTGTTATGCCTTTTATCGTTTGCGGCTCGCAAAGGGAAAACGGCAAACCGTGGTGCTTGCAGGCGGCACGCAATTTCATTTGTACCTGCATATTATAAGCCTTGAAATATGCTTCGTGCGCCTTGCCGTTCATTATCTTAATGCTGTCCGTGTCGCTGTATATGTAATCGTCTTTTGCTTCGTGTATGCCCGTAAAAAGGTTGCGCCGTGCGTATGCGGTTACGAAAATGCCCCACGGGTAAAACAAGAAGCGGTTTTTGCTGGTGTTGTACTTGTACAAAAGTTCCTGCTTTTGTTCGGCTGTCATTGAGTTAATATCCCACTCGCCGTTATATGTAAACTTATCACGCAAAGGGTTGGTAACACTCATACCGTAACAACTGTTTAACATCTCCTTGCTGTTTAGGTACTCCACTTCTTTGCCCTCAACTCCTTTTAATTTCGTCTTGCTTTCGTACAAATGCAGGATAGACTTTACAAACGGGGTCGGCAAATAGTCTTTCTTGTAACAATACATTTCACCCACTCGCATACTTTCCCACGTGTAAAAGTTTTTGATTATATTAAAATCCACGTCCGTAATTGTCAGTGCTATTTTTGAAGCCGCCACAATACGCCCGTTATTCTCGCACGGGTTTTCTTTCACAAAACATTTGCTTGCCGAAATCGGGTTGTCTTGCGTTTCGCTGGCAAATATGTTGGTAAACTCAATATCAAACACGCAACAATACTTTGATATTAAAAACTCAAATTGCGCCATACTCTTAACCGTGATTGCAACGCCTTGCGACATCGGGTATTTTTCCGCTATCATTACATACGGGTAACTGCTTGTAAAGTCGTAACTATCCACGTTGTACATTATTTCGTCTGTATATTCGGCGTTTGCGTGTGTAAAACCGCCTGCAAACGCACGTTGCAGCATATTAAATTCATTCATACCCGTAATTTGTAGTTCCTGCATCAGGTTTACGTAATCCCAATTTGGTACGGTTTTTCCTGCATCGCTTTTTTCACGCAAACAATGTGCACGGCAATACTTGCGCACAAACCCCGTCTTTGTTATCGGTATGTGCGTTATCCCCTTGCTTTCCTCGATGCGTTCCTGGATATAGCACATAACTACTTTAATATCGTTTATACAATAGTGTATCTCTGCATCAGATAACGGCGTTTCGGCGTGTCTTATTTGCTGGTAGTCCAAATCGCCGACGGCTTTTGCACACTTGTATTTCATAAGTTGCTCGCCCAACTTTGCAAGCGAATAACCCGAAAGCAAGTAACTACAACGAAACTCAATGTTACCCGTTGTTATTGCATAAATCGGTTTGCGTAAATCAATACTGAAAACCCGTTGCCACTCAAACCACTTGCGCAAAAACTGAAATTCGTATGAAAGGTTATGCACATACACAATAAGGCGTAATTTGTCATTCAGTTGCAAAACCTCGCTTACGGTCTGCAACATCGTAACAAACTCGCCCCACGTGCGCCCCATTATCGTATATCCGTTTATGCCAAACTGCCAAACGTACATTATTGCGGCTTTCTCTAATTTCGCCTTGCGCCCGTTCCCGTCCTGCATACGCTGCATTTGCTCGTATGTGTACGCCCGTCCGTCCGTATCACGGTAAAAACTTGTTGTTTCAATATCAAAGGCGCACGGGATATTGTAAAACCTTTCGCCCTTGCTGTTTCCTATAATGTTCTTTTCGTTTACGGCACGTTGCAACACGCTTGCAATTTCGGTCGGGCTGTTTATTCTTTCTTGTAACTCAAAAGGTATTTTTTTCATAACCCAAATTTTGAAAACCCCTTGATAATGCGGTCTATTTCCTTATCCACCTCAAGTTGTCCCGAAATTTTATTTGCTTCACGTTGTATATTATCGTCAATCGCTCTTTGTATTGATACCGCCTCACTTTCTATTTGCGTGCTAATATCCCGTGCGCTTTGCTCAAGTTCGCCTGTAAAGTCCTTATAACGCATCAAATACCTTTCGACAAATTCAGTATCGGAAACGCTGTTTAACTTGCCTTGCAGATTTCTTGCCATCAGGTCAAATTCTTCTTTACTCAAGTCGTATGTAGTTCTCAGATGTTCGTTATATTGTCGTGTTCCGCTTGCCGTACTGGTAGGCTGCCTTAAAAAGGATATCGCTTTCCCATATTCTATTTTTAGGCTTTCCCAATCTTGATTCATTGAAAATTTGGTATATTTCCCCGTGTCCCTATGTAAAGCCGCAACCGCTGGAGAAATCAAACCTGCTTTCTCTATATTCTGAATACGCCTATTTGCTTGCTGAAATACCCGTGATATTTCTTTCCTTAATTCGGGACTGCTTTCAACTGCCTGCAATATCTCTTTATTTAGCCGTGTTTTGCTCGTACGCGCAAAAACAGACGGGGAAAAAGGTATCTTAATTTTTTTAGCCATACCATGTTATATTAAATAGGGGTGCAATTACTTGCAACCCCTACAAAGTTAAACATAACTTTCCAAACTCTTACAAGTCCACAAACGAAATAGAGTAACACTTCTTGCCGTGGCTCTCGTACTCGTAAATCGTGTACCCCACTTTACCTGCCTTGATTGTTTCCACCGCCTCAGCATCGGCAAGAATTTCACGTACCGTTTCGGCGGTGTGGCTTGGTAGGTTCACCAACCGTTTGTTTTCCTCGTCAATGATAACCGGACTATCGCCCAACTGTGATTTGTGGACATAAAGCCCATTGATTTTGTGTATCACATCTTTGCCACCTTCATTTTCAGAGTTGAAAATATCGGCTAACTTGGTGTACTGAAAGTCGGTTGTGTCAATGCCAAACGTGGTCTTGTTAAATTTACTTGCAAAACTTTTCATTGTAGTAATCTTTTAATTGTTAAACTTCTTGTTATTCGGCTGTCTGTCCTTGCGGTTCGCCGTCAAACGGCAAATTTTGTTCGGGGTTGGCTTGCGGCTTCAAGTCCATAAGCCACGCACGAAAGCGGTTTATTTTCATAACTGCCCGTTGGTTGCGGCAAACTTCATTACACGCCATAAGGCTACCCAAAGCCGACAAAGCGGCAAACGAAAATTCATCAAATGCGTTTCTTTTTTCTTCCATTGTAGTAAACTTTTAATTGTTAAACATAGATTTTTTGAATTTCAACGTGCCGTTGTGTTTGACTACCGTTGTATCGGTTGTGATTATCGTTGCCTTGCCCCGTACCGTTGTAGCCTTTGTAACGGCGCAACCCTGCAAGATTGCAGATAAAAACAACATCGCACCACATACGGCGAAAATCACTAAACACATTGCAACTTCTTTGATTGCTTCTTTCGGTTGTTCTCTGAAATGTTGTATAAACTCTTTCATAATTTCAAAATGTTTAATTGAACACTGCAAAGATACAACTTTTTTCTAACATACAAGCATAATCGCACAAATTATTTTCGTTTTAACTTTTCTTAACTCTTGGTGTTGTGTTCCACGTGAAACATTTTATTTTGTGCATCGGTGTGGCAGTGTTCCACGTGAAACAATTTCACGGGCGCACACGCATAACAAAAACCGTGCCAAACTTGTGCAAAAGATGTTAAATGTGAGCCATAACAAAAACCGTGCCAAAGTGGGGTGCGAAATGTTAAATTTTGGTAAAGTGGCGACCCTACAAAAACCGTGCCACAAAATGTTTGCAAGTGTTAAAAATGCGTTGGGAAACGTTAAATAG